GGCTTCGTGTGTTCGTCAAAAAAAACGCTGTGCGTGTTCGGCTCGCCAAACCCTTGTGGGTGTTGGGTTTTGTGGCGTTCGCGTTCGGTCTTTACGCGCTGCCCGCGTCGAGCGTTGCAAGGCTTACATGCCGGCACAAGGTTGTCCATACTGTTGCCGCCGCCTTCAATGATTGAAAGCACATGATCGGCTTCGGTTGCAACGTTGATACCGCACCAATGGCACGGCGGGTTGTCTGCCAGTAGTCGAGCGCGGTTCTTTTTAAACTCTGTTTTGTTGCGTGTCTGACTGTTTAAGTTCGTGGCCATACTCACGCGCCTACGGCTTGTGCTAGCGCCGCGCTGGCGCGCGTTGCTGTTGGTGTTGGTTGGTTACTAATCATGTCGGGCTAATCCTTTAGTGCATTGTTTGTTATGTGTTGTTAATGCTTACACCATGTAAAGCCTAATGCTTGTAAGCCCCACCCACGGGGTTGCCCTAACCCGTACCCTCTAACTTGCTTTTGGCTGATTATGTTTACAGCCTGCCGCGCCATTGGCCCGGTCATTTCGTCGCGCATGATTACGGGCATAGCGCACTACCCACGTTGCCGTGTGTTCCCAACTACCGTGCAACGGGTTTAGGGCTTGGCTAGTCCAACGCTTACGCGCACGCTAGAAACTTTATAATTACTGGCAACTGGTTCGGCCGCCACACTTGGACAATTGCACCCGATTGCTCGAGCCTGTCTAACCATGCTTCTTGGGTTTTTCTTACTATGCCTATGTCTGTTTTAAGTTCGGCGAAAACTAGCACACCGCGCTTGTTAACAAGTACCAAATCGGGAAAGCCTGCGTTGCCTTGTATGTGTGTTGCCCATTTACCGCGACTGTTGACCGCTGGTAGGTCATGGTGCACCAACCAGTCGTACCGGGTAGCAATGTCTATAACCGTGTTTTTAAATTGGGCTTCAAGCATTGCCATCGTCTAGCCCGTAATCTTTGTGAATTGTGCGCGCCCAAATCTCGTTGCTTATATGTTCGCTGGCCCATCGCAAATGGCTTACAACCTTTTCTTTACCTAGGTAGTCGGCGCTGCTTTGCATTTCCTCAATTAAACGCACCATGCTAGTAAGTAGTAAAACCTGTTGTTGTAAGTTCATTAGTCCGCCTTGCTGGTAGGTAGTTTTTTCATGGCGTCAATTACCTGCGTGGCCTGATCGGGGCTTAGCACCTCAAGCGTTACCGCGTCGCTGTTAAGCGTTACCGCGATGTAATCATGTAGCGCGGCTTCATCAAACCCCGCGCCCTTGGCAAGCGATTTAATAAAATACAACTGTTTTTGGCTGGCCACTCGACTATGGCTAACCGCTGGTTTCGGTGCCGGCTGGGTGCCGTCTTGTCGCGCTTCAACCTCGTTACGGCTAGCAATCGCCTTAGACACACCAAAACCCATGTAACCCAACGCACGGCCTAACGCGCTGGTCATGCCTACCATGAATTCGCTGTTTTTTGTGTATGGGGTTTTGCCCGGGTATGGTTCGGCAGCGGTGGCCACGCTTGGTAGCGGGTCTTTGTCGTCGCGCCAAACGGTGACTGTGCAACGGTAAAACGTCGAGCCGTCGGGCATGGTTACTACTTCGGCGCCTGTTTCTTGTATGCGTAGATCGGGGTAGCGTTTTAATGCTTCCCTTAGGCGTGTGGGAACGTCTACGTAGTTGTCAATGTTGAAAGCCATTATTTGTGTGCCGCCTTTTTGCATGCGCCGGGGTGAAAATACAACGTGCGTTTGTGTGTTTTGCTTGCTTCGTAGGCGTATGTTTTAGCGCCACATTTGGGGCATAATCTCATGTCGGGTAGGTCTTTCATGTCGGGTTTATATTGCTGGCGGCAATGTATTCATAGGGTGTAACAAACTTTGCGGGGTCATAAAGCACGGTGCCGGCATGTTTGCGGCCCAACGGGTTGGGTGCCATGTTTCGTACAATGTTTGCCAGCCGCGCAACTCTATAACGCGCACTACCGGGTCGAGTGTGGCAAGTACGTAGATTGCTGGTTTGTCGCTTTCGTGTGTTAGCAAACAACCGTTACCGCGTAGTGTGCTTCGAACCTCATAACCGCCTACGTCGTAGTTGTTTTTGTTGTATTGGGTGTGGCCCCAATCTATGCGTAAATGTTTTGCTAACGCCATTTCACCAATACACCCAACCTTCATTGCTTTTAGGCTGTCGCCCGGTTGTATTCCGTAGTTATGTTTTGCGCCTACGGCTTCGGCCCAATCTATGCGTAGTTGTGCTACCGCATACGCGTAGTTTATTTCGTTTTGTGTTAACCGTATTTGTGTCATGGTTAACCGCCTAACGCTTCGATTGCCTCGCTAACGGTTTGCCATGCGGTTGTGTTGCCGCTTAGGTCTAGGTCTACGGCTAAGTGTTTTAGTCGCGCAATCAAATCGGCATGTTTAGGTTTGTACGGTACGTGTGCTGGTCTACAAATTTCGTCAATTAGATCAAACACGGCCATTTGGTGTTTGGTTATTGCGTTTTGTGTCGGGTCTAGCATGTGTCGGGTTCCTTCGCTTAGTGTGTTGTCGGGGTCTATGTAGTTGTTTATTTCGCTGTTGTCCATGGTAGCCAACCGCTGTTGTGCCAAATGGCAACCATAGCGCGTGTGTTTGTTGTGGGGTCGAATAGGTCGTTGCAGGTTTCTACAATGCCTTTTGCTTGTAGCCAACCGGTAGGCCAGTAGGTCGAGGGCCGGCACCAAAACCCGTTAATTTGGTAAATGGAATAACTACCGCCGTTGGGGTCTGACGCGTTAAATGCGTCGCTAGTACACCTGCTTTCACGTACGGCGACGCGTAGGGCGGTTTCTAGTTCGCTGGGCGGTAATCCTTCGGCTAGGGCTAAAGTCGCCACCTGGGCGCATGTAGTGACCAATGCGGGCAATGTGGTGCTAGTAGTCGTGGTGGACGGTATTACGGCAACTACTACTTGTGTGGTTGGGGTTGGGGCTTGTGCATTACCGGGGCTGAACACCACTAAAACGCCTGTAATAAGGCTTACTAGGCCTGTTAGTAACCTGTGCATAATCATTAAACGGGCCTTTCCATTTGGTAAGGGTTTCCCCATGTGCCAGTAGCCGGGCTTTTAAACGCTAGTTGCACATGTAGGCAAGCAAACGTTGTTGGGTCTCTGAATAGTTGCACCATAACTTTTTGGCCTGTTTCAAGGCTGGTTATGTAGCACTCGTAAATAAAGGTTTGTGGCTCTGTCATGTTTTTAGGCTTTCCGTCGGTGCCTAAAACCCTAGCCAACGATTGTTACGGGGTTGTGGATACCTCAAACACGGCTTTAAATGCGGCTTTTACGGCTTCGGCGTTATCTGCCATGCCGGGTGCTAGTTCGACGTGGTACCAGTCGCCGCCGGGTGCGCCCGAAACTGTTTTTGTTGTGTACCGTTTCCATGCTTGACGATCGCAACGCCATGACGCGCCCCACGGTTTAGGTCGGTAGTCGATCACCATTTGCACGCCTAGTTGGTTGGCGTTAGCAACAACCTTTTTAAAAAACTGTCGTGCGGTGTTACGCCCGCGTTCTATGCCTTTGTTTGGCATTTTTCGGTAACTTAAATCCATTGCCCGCCCGGTGCTATGTACTGACATTTGGCCCGGTTTGCCTTTAATGTCACGACGCATAAACGTGCCGTTATTCCATAGCGCGCCGTTTGAATACTTGGCGGCCTGTCTTACCCACATTTCAGTACCGGGGCGTTTAGCGTTCGCCGGTCCATCGCTATTACCTATGTAATCACGCGCACCCGGTACACCCGGTTTCGCTTTTGCAATCATTTTTTAACGCCAAATGCGGCGTCGTTCGGGTTTGCCCATCGCATTAACGGCGGTAGTAACGCGGCTACACCGGCTTTAACGTAGTCGGTTGGGTTGGTTGCGCCCGTCATGTACACCGCTAACACGGCACCAACGACGCTACGGCCGTAACTGTAAAACAATTGTTGTATTTGTTTTTGCATTAGTCGTGACTTTCTACGTGTGCGTCAATTTTTTGTTCTATGCGCCCTAACGCGGTGTGTACGATGCCGTGGTCTTTTTTGTTGTCGTGCCCAATTTTGCTAATGAGCGCAACCAACACAGCGAAACACCCACCGACAATAGAAACCACGATTTCAGTATCCATCGCATTATTCGGGAATTGCGTTAACTTGACGCTGTATAAACTCTTCGTATTCTGCTGGCGTCATTGTTCGCACAACGCCGTCGACTTGAATGTGTACTTCGTCATGTGGGTACATCGCGATTGCTTCTTCGTATGTCATGCCATGTCCTAACTGTTTGCGTAACCGTAAACGCGAATAATGCCGCCTGTTATTGTGCCTGCCGACGGGGTGATAGTAAACGCTGTATACGAAGTTGCGTTATCAAGGAAACCGCCGCCAACATTCCAAAGTGAAACAGCCTGCGAAGTAGCATTGCGCCATTGAGCAGTTGTTCTTTTTGCCAAGAATGGGCTTTTAATTTCTATTTCGGCATCTAAATTGTTTGTGTCACCTCGGCCAACACGCACCCATGAGGTAGTAGCGTTGCCGTTTGATCCAGTAACGGTCGTTGAGTCGTATGTCATGTTTAAGTTGTTGTATGAATACCCTGTTACTGTCGCACCGAGCGTCAAGTTGAGATTTTGGTTTGTGCTTCCAACACCGTCAGAAATCAAAATACGGTAATTGTCATAAGTTGCACTAAAAGCGCCAGTAACTTGAACGCTTGCCACAGCCGAGCCAATCGTTGTTGCACTAATAAGTACTAGACCCGGTGCAACACCTACCGCCACCCAGTTGGACCCGTCATAAACAAGTGTTTGATTAGTGCTTTCTAAATAGGCGTATTGGCCTTCGGCAAGCACTTTTTCGCCTGTGCCACCGAACGCCGCGTCACGCGCCGTACTGTCAGCAAAAACGGGAATACCGGTGTTTATGTCGTTTTGTTGTGCCGCGGTCAACACCTGCCCGGTCGTAAATGTTGGCACGCTAGTTTGTGCGTTTAATCCCATGATCGTAAGCCTAGATCAACCCAACACGTTTAACGCGTCAAGAATTCCAAAAACGGGGTCGTCAAGTAGCAATTCGTAAACAATGGTTGTTGGGCTGGTAAATAGCAATACCCGGTGCCCGTTTAACGTGATCTCATGCTCGACACCTTCTACGGCTAATTCTTGGGCAAGTGTTGTTGTTGTGTTGCCGGTTACAAATGTGCGTTCGACGCTTACGGTGTCGCTAATGTCCACAATGGCTACGCTGTCGCGCTGGGTGGCGGTTAGGGCACCAAACACGGTTTCTACGCTGTTGTAGCGCGCTTCGGGTGTGCCATTTAAAAGGTAGGTTGCTGCGGCCGCTACTTCGCTGTTGTCTAAAAGGCTGTTTGTAATGCTGTTGGTTTGCACAAAATAGGTTGCTTGGCTGGCGAGATCGTCGGCGGTTGCGTTGTGTGCGTCTAGGTTTTCTATGTAAACACGGTTAATTACCGCGTCGGCCTCAAACGTGATACCTAGCCCGTCGTAGGGTGTTCCTACGCCGTTGTCAACAAATGTCACTACTGGCGCGCTTAGCGTTGTGCCGACACGCGGCGTAAAGGTCAATACGCCGTCACGTGCTACAAAAAAACGGCCAAATTCTGCGGTTTGGTTTATTTGTAGCAAATAGCCTAAAACGTTGGTGCCAGCGGGAACGGTAAACGCCATATTGTGCCCTAGGTCTACGGTGCCGGGGTCAATGCTTCGAGCGGCCCCGGTTGGGTAGTTAACTTCGGGTAGGTCTAAAACGGTTTCTATGCGTTCGCCTGATGTTTCGGGCGTAACGTTTAGTTCGTCCATAAACGTTTGGCTAAGCAAATAGAAATTGTCGCTACAAAACACGGTTACGGTGTCTATTCCGTCTAACGCAAAGTTGTAGTTGTAGTTAATAACTTTGCCACGGTACAGGTATTCGGGGTTGTCGTTGTCGTCGTAACGAATTAACTCAACGGCTCGCAATGGTGCTAACCCGGGTAATGCGTCGGGTGTGTTGTAATACGGCCCTTCGTCGTCAAACGGGTTAAAAATGCCGTCCACGTCGTTAATAGTAAATGTCATGGTGCCAGCACCGAATTGGTCGCCAACGTCGCGCCTACCGCGTTTAATACTTATTTGTGTGGCGCTGTCTGTTATGTCTGCAAAGTCGCTACCCGGGCCTAATGGGAACGTGCCACCAAGTAAGCCCTTGGTTGCGCTGTCAAGGGTAAAACTGTTGACGTCGTAGCCGGTGTCAACAAGTAGGGAATAGTTGCCGGCTTGGGCTATTGCGGTGCCGGGCATTACCTAAACCCAACGGTAGGTATTTCTAACGGGCCTGTTTGACGGGCATACGCTTTAAGGCTGTTAGTCACTACCTTGCCAATTTCGGCACTTGTGGCTAGCCCGCCGTTGACGTTTACTGTCACGGGCGCGCCGCCTGTTCGTGCTGCCTTGGCTTGGTTAACGCTGGCAATGCTCGACGCGGTAGGCGCTGGGGTAACAATGGTTTGCCCTGCTGTTATCTGCGTAAATGCAATGTCGGTTTGGGCTTTGTCTAACAACGTTTCTAGGCGCTTAGTTGTAAGTTTTGGGTTCGCTAAAATCTTTTCGTACTTGGCTAAAACGCTTTCTAAACCTGCTACTAACGCTTGGCCTTGGTCTACGCCCGCTTGGTAAAAACGGCTTGCCGTATCAAGCCCTAATTTGTCTGCGACGCCTTTAACGGTGGCTACCAATTCGTTTACACCGCCCGGGCCTGTAATGGCTTCTTGGCCGCCTGCGATCAGTTCGCCCGATATTGCGGCGCCCGCTTCGGCACCCGCGTTTAAAACGGCTTGTAACGCGTCTTGGCTTAAACCACGCTCTAATAGCATTTCAACGTTTCGGGCATACTCTCGAACGCCTGTTACTTGGTCGCGCAACCCTTCCAAAAACCCGGCGCCTGTTTCGTCGCCAGCGTCTTTAGCGGCAGCAAAGTTAAACCCTTCGCTAATGCTGGTTGCCACGGATTGCCCGAAATCGGTAAACGCGTCTTGTGCGTCTTTTAGTTGGTCTTGTGCGTCCTCGAGCGCGTCTGCCAATTTGTCGCTGATGACGTCGTAAAGTTCGTTTATTGCTTTAGCGGCGCCGCCTGTTTCTGTTTTGGTGTCTTTAAGGCTTTTGTTAAATTCGTGTGCAGCGTCCACGCCTCGAATATGTGCGGCCGTTGATCGTTTCAAGTTTTCGTTATATGCGCCCGTGACCTTTTCGGCTTCAACGGTGTTACCAACAAGTTTTGTAAGGTTAAAAATGAACGGGTAAAGGCTGTTTGTTGCTTTAAATGCTTGTGTTGCAATGTTGCCTAAACCGTCACCAATAAAGCCAAATGTTCGTGGATTGCGGCGCACCCAATCGGTTATGTCTAACAACGATTGCGTAAATTCTTCCATTAACGGCAACAACTTTTGGCCTAGTTCGGCTTGTAGGTTGGCAAACTCGGCGCTTAACGTGCGTTGGCTGTTTGCTAGGCCGTCGCTGGTTCGTAAAAAGTCGCCTTGTGCGTCGGTTGTTTGTTTATAGATTGCGGCTTGCGCGGCCAAAATCTTTTGTTGTGCTGTTAGCGCGCCTTTGCCGTCGTAAATGCCAAGGTTTAACGCTTCTTGTTTTAGGGTTGCGTCGTTAAGCAAAACACCAAAACGGCGCAACGGTTCGGCTTCGCCTCGTAACGCGGCGCCAATGGCTTGTACGGCTTCCTCGGGGCTTGTGTTATTGAACGACGCAAGGTCAGTAGCAAGCGTTGTAAAGTCGTTGCTAAATACCGCAAGGTCTTGACCGGATAGCCCGGCGGCTTTACCGAACGTGCCGAACGCCCCGGCAGCGTCCAAAACCGATTGCTTAGACTGGCCAAGGCTTCGAGCGGCGCTGGCTGCAAACTTCTCAACTTCACCCGCGCCCTTGCCAAAAATAACGTTTACTTTCTGCATGCTTTCTTGCAGATTTGACGCCGCGGTAATTGCCGGGCCAATCACATTTTTTACGGTGCCAAACGCAATAGACAACCCGCCAACGGCACCCGCAACGGCTTGCGCGCTAGTACCAAACTTTTTTAGTTGTTTGTCGGCGGCCTGTATACCCGTATTAACAAACGACGTAATAATAGGTATGTTAATTGCCATTATTTAACCCTCTGTTTTAGTTGCGTGTTTGTGCGTTTTTCGACGTCGGCTATAACCGATTGTATGTCTTGTTGCACGGCGTCACGGTTTTTAGTTACCGCTTTGTCAATAACTCGGGGTTGTTGGCCTTCTTCTTTTGTAAGGTTTGCCACAAATAGGCTGCTTACGTTTCGGCCGGCATGGTCATAGATCACGCCAGCGGGGTCGGTGGATTGCACAACCATAAGCCGGTACGGTTTGGCACCAAAAACTACCTGTTCGGTGTAACCGCCCCGGTTGAAATCTACGTAGCGTTCACGGCTGGGGCGTACACCTACTTTAATTTTGTAGCCTTTTTGTACCTGATCGGTGCGCCATGACGTCTCGCGGCCGCGCACTAGGTTGCCTCGAACCATGCCGGAAAGCGGGGCGCCGTTTCCTTTGCTGTTGTCGTAATGGGCAACCATGCTTCGGGCTTCGTTTAAGATTATTTCACCGCTTCGCTTAATCCGCACCGTAATTTTGCGCCGATACGACGGGTCTATTTTGTTTAATAGCGCCAAGGTTTCTTGTATACCTTTTACCTGTAAAACTGGTTGCGCCATGGTGTTACCTTTTGTTGTGTTCGCTTAAAACTTTAGCCACGGTGGCTAGGTCTTGTGCGTCAAACGTTGCGCTATACCAATGCGGCGCCCACCCTGTTGCAATTAACAGTTCGGCTAATTGCCGGCGGTAGGTGCCGCTTGGGTAGGGTTTGAAGCCTCTTGCGCGGTTACCTCAATGTTGGTTACCTGTTGACAGTATTTGTCAAACTCGGACGGCACAACAATTTTGTTTTGTTTGCTTGCTTCCCACGCCAAATAAAGCAAATCCTCAACACCAATACCGTTTGCCATGTCGGCCGCTTTGCGTTTAAATCGGCGTTCCCATAACACAATGGTAAATAGGTTTGTGCTTACCGAATAGATGCCGTCTTGGTTGGTTACTTCAAGGGTTAATTGCATGTGTGCCTTCTTTCGTGTCGGGCCGATTGTTCGGCGCTATTTATGCAACGCTGTAAGTGCCACCAACGAACGTTACGTCGATGGTGGAAAGTTCGCCCAAGGTTGCGTTAACGACTGGCATTTCAAGCAACGCGCAATTTGTAAGGGTAAACAAGTCACCGGCAGCGTCAACAACTACCGTAATGTCATCGTTACCAACTAGCGCGGCCAATGTTGCGTAGGTCTCTGACGCTGCGTATGACTGGTAAAGGGTCAAGGTCACTTCGTGGTTGCCCAATCCTGCTTGGTATTGGCGCGATGTCTGACCAAAAGTCGTTTTTTCCAACTGGTCAAAACGGTGCGTAAATACGGCAGCGGTGCATTGGTCGGTTAGCGAAACGCTATTAACTGAAACGCCCGGGGTTGCTAAGTAGGTGCTGGTTGCCATGGTGTTTAACTCTCTTTCGTTGCTTTCTTATTTTTAGCACCTTTTTTTGGTGCGGGTGTGGATACTTCGTCGGGTTGCTGGTCGTTTACTTCGGCAATAAAACCGCCCCACAATAGGGCTTTTACATTTATGCCGGGTTTGGGTTCGTACTCGGTGCCAACCTCGCCTAGTCGAGCGCTTTTGATTATGTAATACATGTAACCGCCTTAAGCCGTTTGGGCTTGCATTTCAATAGTGAGATCATACGCCGCTAGTTCGCTGCCGCCGATTATTGCAATGGTTGGGCGCCCGCTGGTTACGGCCACGTTTTTGCCTAACACCTTGGCGGCCATGTTCATTAGCGAACGTTGCGCGTCAAGGTTGCCCGGGCCAAGGGTAATTAGTCGAACGGGAAACGTGATCTTTACGATGTTGTAGTTAAACGCTTCAAACGATGGGGCGTCAATAAACGCGCACGGTGGCACGATGTTGCGCGGGTCGTTGACCACTTGCAGGCCTGTAACGGTCTGTAACGTGGCTGTAAGGTCGTCTAAGGCCTCGTTAAATAGGTCGGTGTATGCAACGGGCATTAAAACACCGCGGGCCTGTCAATGCCCAAAAGTTGTTTAATCATCGGGCTAAGGCCCATTGACCCGCCAGCGGCTAAACCGTCAAACCCGGCAAAGTCGGTTACGGCACCGCGTTGACGGTACAAAAACCCGGCATAAGCAATAGCACCTAAAAGCACGGAAGCGTTAGGCACCGTGGTAAGGCTGTCGCGGTAATTTGCCTCTTGTCTGCGGCGATAACAAAACTCGTTCGAAGCCAAGCGACATTGTGTAATAAACGTTTGATCGGCAGCGGTAGCCGTACCTATTCCTAACCAGTCCTCTACTTGGCTGTCGGTTGTAATCCACGTGCACGTAGGCGTCGTGGTAAGTGTGCCGGTAGCCGGGCTAATGATGACGTCGGCCGCGGTTTTCGCAAACAACACTTGGTTTTGGATCGGTTGCTCGGGGTCATAAATAAAAAACCCGTATTCGTCCACACCCATAAACCGAAACGGCGGCAAAGTGTGGACGGTGTACGTACCGTTAAAGGTTGCGTCAACACCCGCAAGGGTAAACGACTGGCCAACCTCTAACGGGTCTGCGTTGGTAAGTAGTACGACAACCGCGTAGTTATCGACTATGTACTTTTGTGTGACCGAATAAGCGGCCATAATGGCCTACCTTTCGGGTGTTAAGCGTTTACCAGTTTTACAAACTTGGTTGCGTCTGCCATAAACGCGGCTGCGTAGCCACGGAAAGCAATCGTTCGGCCAAGTGTGCTTGGTACGTCAATCGAAATTGCACCCTTTTGCTGTTCGTAGAATTCAAAGCCTGCGGCTGCGCCTGCTGCGTGTCCTACTACACCGCTAAGGGTTCCGGTTGTGGTTCCGCCTGCCATGTTCTTATCAACTACCAACACAAGGCCCAATGGGTTGCCGTTCCATGATGTGGCCGACGATGTGCCCAATGCGTTTTGGCCAATAAGGTTTGGTGCGCCAGTAAATGGGAATACTGGGGCGCCCGTTGTTGTGGTCAACATACCAAGTTTTGCCCAAGTGACCGGGCTAACAAAGTAATGCGTTGGCAAGTAGTTGCTTGTGTTGCTGATTTGGTATGCAGCGCCATAGATCGCGGCGAGCCATGCTTCCGGGTCGGTAATGTCGGTTACGGTTTCGGTTTGTGACACGCCAGCAACCATTGTGTCGATTGCGTAGTTGTCGGTGGCTTGACCGTAGGCAATTGCCAATTGGTTAAGCACGATGTTAAGGCTGTTTGGGTCTGACCAGTCAAGGTCTTGTTCGGACAACGTGACGTATGTACCGAAAGTAAGTTTTGAAATGTCGTTGTTTGACACTTCGACAGTTGATGGGTCAAGCGCGTTTAACTGGCCTGTTGGCTGTTGTGTTACAACTGGGCGCGTGGTGATTTTTGGACGGCGGAACGTTGCGCCGCTTGCTGGCATTGCGCGGGTTCCAATTGCCGACACGAAAGGGCGCACCGGGTTAAGCGAATCGTAGACACTTCCGGTGATGATTTCTGGCAAAATTCCCGGCGTCGAGTCGGTGTTAATGTCCGGTGCAACGCCGGGTGCTGCTTCAACCATTGCGGTTTTAATGTTTGCGTTAAGTTGTGCAAAATCCGAACCGCCACGTACAAAACTTGCTACGTATTCGGCTGGTGATGGCAAACGCAACTTGCGGGCCTGTGCATAAATTGGTTGCACGGCTGACGCTTCGATTACGGCTGGGGCTTCTACTGGGTTAGACATGTCGTTTATTTCCTTTTCTTGGTCTTGTTCTTTATTTAACTCTACTTCAGGTTCGTTTTGGTGGATACTGGCAGCGACGCGCTCGACCTTGGCGGCCTCAAATGCGCCATAGGGCAAAAGTGACAATTCCTGCCAGTCGGCTTTGCTAACAATCATGGTGCCGGCTTCGTCAAAACTAAATTCGACGGGTTGCACCCCAACCGAAAGGCTGTCTAAAACGCCGTCTTTTGCTAGTTGCAAACTTTCGTTGCCTAAAACGGTTTCGCTAATTTTGGCTTCAAACATTACAAAGTTGCCTACTTCGGTGCGTTCGGTGACAACGCCGATTGGCTGGGTGCTGTCGTGGTAAAGGTACATTTTCGGTTTTTTGCCTTCAAGCGGTAGCGAGCCGGGCAAAAATCTAACGGTTTGGCCGTCGGCTACTACGGCGTCAACGTTGTATTCGATTGCAACGCCGGCAAGGGTTCTACGTGGCAGCGCGTCACCTTGCGCGGCGTCTAAATTTAATTCTTGTGGGGTTAACCTAAGCATTTGCTTGCCTCATTTCCTCGGGCGTTTCCTCTACGTAAACTTCGGTGTTGTATTCGTTGGCTAAATAACTTTCAATGTCAAACATAACACCGGTGCCACGCGGTAGCACGTTATCCGCGCTTAGTGTTTCTTGTATGCAATCTATGTACGGTTTTACGCCAAACGTGTAAAGGTCTCTTGACGCTTCGCTACTTGACACGTACGAGTAGTTGCCAATGCTGACCGAAACTAAATACGCGGGCACGTTAGCCAGTCGCGCTATTTCTTTTGACTGGTATTCGGCGGCGTCAATAAGCAACATTTTGTCCGGGGTTGCGGTGTTCGGTATTACCTCTACAAATTCGTTTACCGCGCACGTCGCTGAATTTAAACGCGCATGATCGTAGGCCGCTGCCATGTCGCTAAGTTCTTGAGCACTCATCGGTTCGCCGCCAACTTGGCGCAATGTCGTGGCTGGCATTGTTGAAAGGCTGTTACGGTTGCGGGCCTGCTCGAGTTTTAGCGCGGTGTTAATTGACGTGTACCCGGTGTAAATAAGGCCCTGTACCGGTGACATAAACTGAATTACGTCTTTATAGTCAATTGGCAAACCGTTAAACAAAATTTGTTTGGACGGCCCGAAACGTACCGCCGATTGCTGGTCTTGCAAGGTAATCATTGCAGCCGGTAAACGCGTAAAGTTCATAGGGTAGCCGTCGCTCGAGCGCTCGGTAACAAACCAGTAGGCCGAACCGTAAAACAAAAGATCGTCAAAAGTCCACGAAAGTATAAAGTTATTTGTTACGCCTTTGTCAATGCGTCGCAACCAACTACGCGGCGCTTCGGGCACCTTTTCCATTTCGTCGCCGTTCCACATTTCTTTATACATAACCAACGGCAAACAACCAATAACACTTGCCATAAGGTCACGCGCACGTGAAAGCGTAGGCACCTGCATAAAACGCGCGCGTTGGTCACCCTCGACATAAGCGTAAAAGTTGTTTATTTGGGTAGCGCCAGCGTTGCCACCTGCTGCGGCTTTAACGGTTTTTGCTGGTTCGGGTTTGCTAGTAAAAATGCCCATGTTTTTAGTCTGTCACAATCTGCCAAGTTTTGGTGGCACTAGCCAGCGCCGACAATCCCCGACGGAAAGCGAGCCAACTAGTGCCAAAACAACTTTACTGTAAACCGCTAACAATTACGGGTTTGCCAATTAGTTGTGGACGTGACGCCAGCGCGGCCGCCCAAATCATGCACCGGCACGCCTCAATCGGCCCGGGTGATCGGGTGCTAGATACTGCAACGCTGCCTTGGTGTTTAATTAAAACAGCGCGGTTTACATGGCTGTTTAACAAGTTTTCGTTGTTGTGTGTTATGCGGTTTTCTAAGATCATGGCGCGCACGGCACTAGTCCATTTCAACAATTCTTTGTAGCCAACGATTGTGCGTCGGCGTTCGTGTTGTGGCGGGCAATGGTTCTCAAGCGCTGGCACAATGGCAAGCCGTAGGTTTGGGTTTGACGCTATTTCGGTGTCTACCTTGGCCCATAGTTCGGCAACGGTTCGCGCAACAAACGCTATTTTTACATGCGTTTTATTGCCTACTTGTACGGCGCGCACCGCGGTATATGTGCTTTCGTCTACGGCTATTTCAATTGCTAGCACCCCGCCCGGTGGCGCTGGTTGGTCGGTTGCCAAGGCTTCGAATACGCCCGGCTCTAGCCATGCTGTTGTACTGGCCTGCCAAAGATTTACCGACGCACGTAGGAACGCTGCACGGTTTGGGGTTTC